ACGAAGTATTCAGCGACGAACTTGATGAAGATGAAGATGAACAAACAGAAGAGGATGAACTACAATGAATATTCACCAAAGATTAGCCAAGGCTATGGAAGCCGTCACTTATATCCAGAAAGAGAAGAAGGCTGGTATGCGCTATAGCATCGTCAGCCATGACGCTGTGACCGCCAAGGTCCGGCCAGCATTGCTTGAAGCTGGCATCGTTTACTATCCGGTCCACACATCTGCTTCCCAAACTGGGAACAGGACTGAAGCCCACATGACCGTGCGGTTCGTGAACATCGACGAGCCAAATGACTACATTGATGTGCAGACATTCGGATATGGCATCGACGATCAGGATAAAGGTCCGGGCAAGTCAATGTCTTATGCGGTCAAGTATGCTCTGCTTAAGACACTGGGCCTTGAGACCGGAGACGATCCTGATCTGGATCAATCGGTCGAGTTCAAAGGCGGCGATGAAAAGCCGAAGTCATCCTATTCTCTAAAGAAAGAGAACCCGAATAGGTGGCCAGAAGTCGAGGCTATGATCCGAGGTGCTAAGAACCGCAAGCAGTTACTGGAAATTAAATCTGAATTGAGAAAAGAAGCTGAGACTTGGCCTCAAGCATGGAGAGACTCTCTCAATGAGATTTATTCCGTGGCTTGGGATGAGTTGGAATTTACTCAATGAGTAATCTTTCCGAGGAATATAGGTTGGCGGCGAAGGAGTGGGTGCATCAAGACTCCGTTGCCGCCTTGATGGAAGAAACAAAGTCTCACTGGTTTGCTCAGCGGGTTCTAAAGCTAGGTGCTGACAGGCCAGTGAACCAAAGAGAGATGGAAGTTAAAGCGCATCCAGAGTGGCATGAATATATCGAGAAGATGGTCATGGCGCGAAAGGAAGCTAATCTCTTGAAGGTGAAGATGGAATGGATACGGATGAGGTTCGCAGAAAGACAGTCATTAGAAGCGACGACGAGAGCCGAGATGCGCCTGTAAGGAAAACAAAGTCAAGGAAATATCGTGCAGAATTATTCATCAAACACAACGGCCAGTGTCATATTTGCCAAGGTAAAATCTTGGGCCATGAACGCTGGGAAATCGAACACATCATACCGCTCTCGCTCGGCGGAGAAGACCAAGGTGATAACCTCGCTTTGGCTCACATCTCCTGTCATCGCGGGAAAACAAAAGAAGATATTAGGAGGCTTTCTAAAGCCAAAAGACAACGTGCTTTTCACTTGGGTAATAGAGTCTCCAGAACTCCGCTCCCGTTTGGAAAGCAAAGCAACTTAAAGAGAAAATTAGATGGCACAATTATTCAGCGTAACCCAAGGAAGAGAACCGATGCACCATAGTGACGTATTAAAATCAGCGCAGTCGATTGTTAATCAGCGTGGCAATGAATATGGCGACATGAGTGCGTCATTTGTTCGAGCCTCAACGATTGCGTCGGCAATCTCTGGGAAGACGATTAGTTCTTACGATATTGCTATCGTTATGATGGCGGTAAAAATGTCTAGGATCGGCCACAATAAATCGAAGCCGGATAGCTGGGTCGATCTGGTTAATTACACAACCTTCGCTGCTCAGTTCGCAGATGAAGAGCCGGACAATGTTCGAAAGCTGAACCTTGCTGAAACAAAGCAGAACATAGCCGATGCCAGTTGACGATCACACCACTGGTGCTGTTTTCGCAATCTATATGTTCACTGGCTTCTTAGCCTTCGTAATATGGATGTATCAAAATGGTAGGCTTTGAAAGTAAACGTGAAATGGCGATGGCACGATACGCAGACATGGAAACCATTGACCACATTATTGAACTCCGAAAGGAACTGGCGCAGGTCAAGAAGGAGCGTGACAATGTGCTTGATCATGCGGTGGAGATGGCTGTCATCCGTGCCGAGAATGATTGGCTGAAGGATAAGGTTATCAAGCTGAATGGTGTGATTACCAAGCTGTCTAATGAATTGAAGATTATGCGAGACAATGAAGAGTAAGCGACATGAAGACTGCTAATGAAAGATTTTACAGCAAGGTAAAGATCAATCATGAAACTGGATGCCATGAATGGAATGGTGCACTATTCAGTGATGGATATGGCCAATTTAGGGTAGGTGAAGGAACTCAGAAAATGATTTCCGCACATAGATGGGTGTGCCAACCTATACCAAAAGGTATGCTCGTCTTGCACAAATGCGACAATAGAAAGTGTGTCAATCGTGATCATTTATACTTTGGAACCCACAAAGAAAATATGAGGGACATGGTGAATAAAAGCCGTCAAGCAAAGGGTATTAAATGCCACACGGCTAAACTTACAGAGGAGCAAGTAAAACAAATTAGGAGCGATTCTCGATCTGGTAGAATCATTGCCAGTGACTACAATGTGAGCAAGAATTTAGTAGGAATGATCAAACGAAAAGAGTTGTGGACCCACGTTGATTAACAAATGAAACCGACAATTTCCATATTCCGCCATGATCCTATCGCTTCGCAGGACTGTGTTGATGGCATGATTGAGGCGTTGTCTGGCGATTTTGTTATTAAGGTCTTTGATGAGACAGAACTGTCAAAAGACCCGCTTAGAGATACCGATATTGTTGCGTTCCCGGGTGGCATTGGTGACGCATACTATCGGTTCTTTGATTGCTTTAAGAGGCGGGAAACAAACGAGATAGCAAACTTTATCTCTAGTGGTGGCAAATACTTAGGCATTTGCTTAGGAGCATATTGGGCTGGACGTGACTACTTTGATTTGCTGACCAACCTCGAACCAGCGCAATACATTAAACGAGAGAACGCAGATGTAAGAAGGAGTTATGGGACGGTAGCCAAAGTAGATTGGCTAGGGAAACAAATGAATATGTATTTCTACGATGGATGCACATTCACCGGAGAAGGACGATGCCAGATCATTGCTCGGTATTCTAACGGTGATCCGATGGCAATCATACAAGGAAGGGTTGGGCTGATCGGTTGTCATCCAGAGGCCCAGCAAAAGTGGTTCAATAAAAAGTATATGCAGAAACACTGGCATGGCGGCACTCACCATGAGTTGCTGCTGTCATTCACAAAGAAGCTAATGAGGCAAAAATGAAGGATATTGTTGAGCGTTTACGCAGAGAGAAATACCAACTTAAGCGCGACCGTGAGGACGCAGCCCTAGAGATTGAAGAGTTGAGGAAGAAGGTTAGATTCTTCGATGCCTATTGCAAGGAGATGTTTGAAGAAGTTGAAAGATTAAGAGAAGAGACATCAAAGAAGCACAACGCTTATGCCCGTGATGTTTCGAGGTTGTTGTCCGAGTTACGTAAAACAGATTGGCTGACGCAGCCGGAGAGACAAGATGAATTATTTTAAATACTACATCTTCTTGCTGTCGATTAAATTGGCGAAGTGGTCATGCAGTCATGGCTTCGTGTTTGATCACTTGGATGCGGCAGAAGACTTAGAGGTATGGCATCGTCATGGCTGAACCTTGGACGCAGAAAAGACTTGACATGGCTTTACGTCTTGTCAATGTTAAGGGGTTATCACTTACATCAGCCGCTCATGAACTTGGTATTACACGCAAGGCGCTGACGGATGCGGTGATCAGGCATGGATATAAGGTAATATGTAAAACCACAATCGCAAAGGCATGAACAATGTATAACCTTGAGAAGCAGGCATCCGGTTCAATCACATACGACTTCGACATCGAGTTCACACATGGAACCGAGTTCTACTTCGGTGAAGGAAGCGTCGAGGTAGAGTATAAGGCCGAGACACAAGACGGCTTCTGGCAAGTCGATGATAGTAAAATTTCTACGATCTATAAGGTTGTGCTTTACAATACAGACGGCAATGAGGTGGCTCCGTATCCGGCGCTGATTGATGCCATGATCCAGACGCTAGAAGAAAAACAGTTAGAGCGCATAGACCAAGCGATCTATGACGAGATCGAGTCTGACGGATACTATTAAATCAGGTAGTCTCCACGGAATACCGGACGGCCATCAACTAACTCGCAGAGTTCTGGCGGCATCATTATACCATCGCGGAATGTGATCAGGACAAAGCCCGGCTGTGCTCTACTTGGTGTGCCTTCGGCATATTCAAACGCCTTGTGCATTGGATCACCGAGCATACCGCACTCGACACCCCAATGGGAACCATTGCGGTTTCTGACTGCCGTGATCTGAAGTTGGTGGGTGTGTCCGGTGACTACCGAAATCCCAGAGTGAAGAGCAGAGTTCCAGCCAGCATGAATGCCACTTCTAAAGCGATGGCGTATTTCCACTTTGTTGATGTGAGTCGCCCAGCAAAAAGTCCAATCGCTAAACCGATCAGAAAGCCGCCCAGCGTAATCATCCAACTCTGGGGCATTGTTGGCCAGATAATTATCGACACGTTGATCATGATTTCCCATCGTCCAGATGCGATGCTTGGCTCTATATAAGGTATTGATCCAAGCGGTTGCGGCTTCGATTTCCTTTGTCAGCTTTGGAGCGTTCTGTCCGAGAAGACTACCATGGCGGCTGACTCTTGCGCCATCTAGGATGTCCCCATTGAGGACGATCACCTGTGGCTTGAATTGCTTGCTTGCGATTGCAAACGCCTTCATCATGATTGTTTCATTGTGCGGCCAGATGTGAGCATCCGATCCGATCAATATCTGGCAATTATCTAGTTCGATCTCATGGCATTGAGGATAGGTCCAGTTCTGCGGTGGAGCGTTATTGAACTCAATGAACAGTTCTGGATAGAAGTTTTTGGCTAATTCAATTCTGGCTTGGAAGGTGGAGCGCGGTATCTTCATCTCCCGAGCGCCTGCGGCATGATTGTGGTTATTCTTGAAGAAAACCTTGACTGCTTCTGCCACGACTTCTTTAGATAACTTAGGGGGAGCCATCTGCCATTTCCAATGCTACGCGTTCTACATCTGACACCCGACGCATCCAGCCTTTGCCGAATGTATCGAATGTATCCAACCGATGAAGGAACTCACGACGTTCATCGCAAATCTTCTTCACCAGTTCTTTCGGATCAGCCTTTGCAATCGCGCCCATTGTGCCGGGTCCGATTAGACCATCAGCTACAACGCCGGATGCAAGTTGTAGGAAACGAACAGCGCGACCGACACCGGAATTAACAGCGACATCGAAGGCGCAATAGTCAACTCCAGACGGCAACTCGTCGCCACGCACAAGGTTCCAGTAACGTGTCCGGTAGAATGGTTTCACAAGGTCAGGAGTCAACGAGCGCATTTCCTGTTCATCTACAGGATTGCCCTTATATTCTTCCCATGCACGTTGTGTGACACCAAGATTTGTTCTGCCCCCCGGATCGCGCGGATGGTTAACGTAGCCGCCCTCGTGCTTGAGGAGATGCTTGAACGCTGAGTCAAAGTTACTGTCCATGTTTATGAGCCGATCCGAAATAGTAGGAAAGAACAAGCATAAGAGCCCCGTCTAATGTTCCTAATACTCTGGCTATCAATTCCCGCATTGCGTCAGGAATAATGTTATGGAGCAAGAACCACTGCACGACGACCCAAGCTACAATCACAAGTATAGCAATGATTCGCGGCGTAAGGTCATGGGTAAGGATGGCATAGTTTCTGGCACTGTCACGGTCAGATGCAGCAATACGCTCAAGGTCAATGTCTAGCGATTTCATCTGGACCTTGAAATCAGCGTCAATCTTTTTGAGGGCAGCTAACTGGTCAGCCGTAGGGTTTGCAAGGGCCGCTTGGATTTCGTCCTGAGAGGCATCATCACGCCCAAACAATGCACCTGATAAGGCTTTGACTGCCATACCAGCGACAGGTCCACCGAGAGCCGTAGCAATCGTAGGCGCGACTGATCCTATTAATGGTCCAAATGTCTTCAGAATGTCCATTTTGATACCTCTTTAATGGCTCAGTTTAATCATCAGAAGCACACCGACTACGGCGATTGCTCCTATCAGTCCCATAACGATTAGGAATAGTCCCGCCGCATCTTTTATTTCAGCGACCCGTTCGGCAGCAAGGCGTTCTTCTTCCCGGTGAGCCCGGTCAACTTCCTTGCGGATTTCAATCACTTCCCGCTGCACTGATTCGTAGGCATGAACGCCATAAATCGAGATAAAGAGGTTCTTGATTTCCTCTTGCATCTTGAAGGCTTTTGCCTTGGCAGCGTAACGCTCCATAGCCTGACGTTCGATGTCAGCCGGATTGGAGAACAGGCCCTTCTTAGGAGGCGTGGCAGCAAGCTGTGTTAGCTGGCCTACAGCGGTCCATAGGGAGCCTAAGTCTTGAGCAAGTTCTTGGATTTCTTTACCGGCAGCAATGGCGCTCTTGAGCCCGTTATAGGCAGCAGTCGCCCCGGCTATGAGCGTGATCGGGTCCATTACTTAGAGACAAGACCGATAAGGCTATCGACCATGTATCCAAACACAGCGCCGATAATCATTAGAAGCGCACCAGCGCCCTTCCACCGATTGACTGACGCATTGATAGCTTTAACGTCAGCCTTAAGTTCTGTCATATCTCTATGGAGATTTTCGACCTGAGCCTCTAACCTACCAATTTGTTGGTTCAGATCGTCCATAAGTCACCTATTAGATCGTAGCGTCAGGGCTCTTAGGCCAATCTAGCGAAGTTGCAGCCGCGATGAAAGCCCCGATGTCTGAGGCAGCGGCAAGAGCAGCCTTATGCTCGGCAGCCTTGGTGCGGACCGCAGCGCGATAGGTAACCCAGTCAGCGGGGATTTCTGTGCCAGTCTCGGACTTACGGACAGCCATCCAGTCGCTAGGCAAGAGCATGGTGTAGGCCATGTTATCGACCTGTTGGTTCCATGACTTTTTGAGATCATCTAAATCCTTAGGAAGACCGAAGTTCCAGTAAAAACGGTCATCATACCGTTCTGGATCAGGAACCTCTGTGATGCCGATAGCCTCTTTCTCGGCAAGCGTTGTGAGCCGAAGCCAGTTACTGGGGTAAGAAATACCATTATAGCTAAACGCTACATCGACTTGAAGTGGTGAACCGTTGAGAAGAAACATGATTACTCCTTATCGAGCGCGTGAAATTTTAAAAGGCGACTCAGCAAATGCTGCGTATATTATCGTATTTCCACTTCCATTCCATGCCGCACTAGAATCTCTTATTTTAAATCCATTAGACAAAAAGTCTAAAGTATTTGCATTTGTATATTCTTGATCTGATGTGCTTGGAAAAAGACGTTGATACGCAACATTATACGTGTCGCGGGATGTGTCAAAAATAAACCAATTTGTTGGTGATGAACTTGCGTTTTTAAACATGACCCAACGCGGTCTAAAATTTGTGAAAATGAACGGCCCATCTGCCGAACCATTGCCCGTGAACGATCCCATGCTACTATAGCCAGAGACAGCGGCGAAGCAGTAGGCAAGCTGATTTTTCCCGCTTTCATTTACTGAACCTCCAGTGCCTACACTGAACACAGTAGATGTTGGTTCTGTATTATTCCAATAAACAGCACTAGTTCCAGAAGCCGATGTTTGATTTAATTGAACTGCTTTTGTGGCTCCTAATGAGCTATGATAAACCTGCCAGTCATGTGCAAGTGTATTATTTCTTTGCTTTACAATAATCATAGACGGCGCAACGCCAAGCCCGTGACCAATTGTAGCCCCAGCTGTCCCATTACCAGTATAAGTCACAATACTAAACCCAGCCGTAGGATTAGCCGACACGGTAGATGTGATGGTGCCAGAGTTGTTGGTTACGCCTGAACCATTTGTATTCCCCCCAAGCCACGCCCATGCAATATAGTTGCTGCCGCTTGCATTTGTTCTTGGGTCGCTGTTTACTGTAAAACTTGTGCTTGTCCATTGGCTTGTATTACCAATATAGCCATTGGCAAATTCTGCACTAGTTGAATTGGATGATAGAAGCGTTGGTTCGCCGCTTGTCAATATCATGCTATTGCCAAGTATGTTGTCAAACGCAGAAGAACGATTTTTAACCCAAACAAAATCTGGTCTAAATCCAGTTGTAACCGACCGAGCATTTGTTCCATTGCCAGCATATGCAATTGCGTTCATATAATTTGCGCCATTAGCAATGCTTGGTGCTGGTAAGTTATATGTATTCAGCGCATTGAAGCCAGTTGGCGGGGTGTAGGAGAATGGGCGTTGACCGAAGTTGAT